GTTGTAACTATTGTTATTTTCATATTACCATCCAAAAATATAATCTTTTCTTACATTTGTTATTTCACGAGCACCAAACGATTTTAAAAATAGTCCAGCACATTCGTCGGTATCGGCTTGTTGTTCGCATACAATAATAGGTTTGTATTTTAGTAGTGTATCCATTGCACCCTTGAGTACTTCTAACTCGTGTCGTTCGCAATCAATCTTTAATAGTCCAAACTTCGGCAAGTTTAAGTCGTCTAGCCGTTTGATATTAATACTACCTTGTCCTACATTGCTTACAAAACTTCCGCCGGTGTTTTCGCTATCGTACACCATTTCAGCTACATCGTTTACATTTCCTAATGCATGTTTGTGTATGTCTACGTTTAATCCTGCTACATTACTTTCTAAACAACTATAGACTTGCTCAAGTGGCTCAAATGCTATTATACGTTTAAACTTTTCAGTAAGAGGCTTTGCCCACAGTCCAACATTGGCACCAACATCAACAGCAATGTTAAAATCGGTTACGTATTTGTATGCAACATCTCTTACATCGTCTTGGTATTGTGCAGGGCCGCCATTTTTAATTCGCTTTGCAATCAAGCGTTCAAAATGGTTGTCGGTGTCTGGCATCCAATAGTTGTATATTTGTTTCATTGTTTTTCCATTATTACAATATACTTTACTACATGAAGTGGCGGACCTTTTTTTACTTCTGCCATTCTTTCAGTAGTCTCTTCGTGAATAATATTCCAACCGTCTAATGCTTGAATTTTATTTCTCCACCATGCTGGACTTTTAATAATTAAATGAGCATTGCGTCCATCGCTAAGTACTTTTTTTGCAGGATGACATGCTATAAGATGATATTGATATCTTGTAGATCTATCACATAAATCTTGTAATGTTTCGTCTATTAACTCTTCTTCTATGTGTTCTAATACATCACTACTGTAAGTTAAATCAACTTCATTAGGTAACGGATTTGGAAATGTTGCTGGATCAAACGTGTGTAGTTTAATATTAGGATAAGTTTCTTTAATAGTATTACTTGTATTACCTTTTCCTGCGCCGTAGTCTAAAAAACTTTTTATAGTTTTTTCTTCTATTAAGTTCCTTACAATATTAGGAATGCTTCGATTTACTCCAAATGTTTTTTTGCTATGTAACAATTTTAATTCTTCAAGATATTCTTTTGTATGTGCCATTATAATGTCGCGTCTTCCATTCCTGCTACTCGTAGTTTAACTACGTTTGTAATCTGCCACTGCTTTTGATCAAGTGCTTTAAGAACACCTAACCACTTGTTACGTAGCAATGCAAACTCGTTGATGATTTTTTCGTAATCGCATACATCTGTTTCGCCGTCGACATATTTTTCTACATCACGACTACTCAATGCACGTTGATAGTTTTCTAGATACTTCTTAAAAAACGAGCTACGCAACTTGCGTAACTCGATATTTAAATATTCAAGAATAGCTTCGATCTCTTGAAGTTGATTAAACCGATGTTCAACAATACCTGGCATCTCAGCAGCAGCACGTTCTACATTGCCTTTGAGTTTCACTTCAGAGCGAGCTGTTACTAACTCGTTCTCAAAGTGTTGTATTGCGTTAGGTATTTCAGATATGTCTCGACTAACTCGACTATACCATCCCATTATTCATCCCATTCATCATCATCGTCTTCATCTTGATCTAGTTCAAGATAATACTGAATAGCAGTATCAAGTCTTTTACTATTACCCATCATATCTTGTAACTGAACTTCGGACATTCCATAGTCAGCCAACATATCTACATAGCGTTCTGCTGCCATTTCGACATGCTTTTTATCCAAATATTCTTTAAACAAGTTCCACAAATCGGCTGCTATTTCTTCGTTCATACTACACTATTCCTCAACTAAGTTATCTTCGGTATTTACCAAATTGGCTTCTTGAGAAGCTAGTTCTGCTTCTTCTGCTGCTCTAGCTTTATCTGCTGCTAGTTTTGCAACTTGTGCTTCTTTAGCTGGCAAGTCTGCCATAACTTTGTCAAGTAGATCTCCTGTCCAACGTTTGCGGAATTCAATCATTACTTCACCATCACTGGTAATGTATTCATAACGATTGCCTTTCTTTTCCAGCAATCCTTTTGCATCCATCAAATCAAACATACCCGAATATGGATCCATGCCTGTTTCATATGGAATCTCAACTTGTACACTTTCAAAGGGTTTGTTGTAACGTGTTTTCATTACCTTACACGCTGCTCTAATACCATGCACTTGTGATGTTTTGTTGCCGTCTGCGTCTACTTTTAGTTTCAACTTCTTCATAGCAACAACCATACTTGATGCATAAACAAAGCCGCTACCACCACTAATCTTATCATCTGGATCAAACATATCTTGTGATGCATATGTGTGGTTAGTAACGCACATACCTACATTGTAGCTACCAAACATGTTAACACAGTTTGTTACAAGTGCTTTTAGTGCTTTTGCTTTACGACCAAAGTCACCTTTCATATCACCTTTTTGGAACTGGTCCATTTCAGTTGGTGACATAAGCATACCCAAACTGTCAACTACAAACAATACTTTAGGACGTTCTTCTTCGGCCATCTGTTTATAATCTTCCATAAACGTACTAACTGTTTTAGCAACATCGTCGATCATTGCCATGTTGAGTTTTAGTAGTTTGTCTTCACTTGTGTCTACCTTTAGTGCTTGCAGCCAAGTTTCGTCAAGTGCGTTCTCTGTGTCGATAAGAACAACAAAGATACCTTGATCCTGTGCGTACTTTACAATATTACCTGACACAATATAACTTTTACCTGCGCCTGATTCACCTGCAAAGACTGACACTTTACCTAGCGGAATACCTTTTTGAAAGTCTCCACTTAGCAAATAGTTGAGTGCAAAGTTACCTGTGCTAATCCAATCAGTTGGATCGTTAAAGCCTGCACTCATACCCGTAATAGATTTTGTCAACGAATTACGGAACTTCGTTGGATCGAATGTTTTACTAGCCATATTATCTCCTAAAAGCCAAATACAATATAGATTGCACTTTATACATGCAATCTATTTTAGTTGTGTTATTAACCTTGACGTGAGCGGATCATTGCAAGAATGTCTTGTGCTCCGCCTGCAGGTTCAGCTGCTGCTGGAGCAGGTTCTTGCCAACCTGTATCAGTTGTAGTTTCAGCTACTGGTGTTGGAGTTGGAGCAGGTGCGCTTTGGCTAGTTGCTGTAGCTTGCGGGCTTGCTGCTTGTTGCGGATCACCTGTACGTGCTTGCATACCTGCTGGACGGAAATATTGACTCCAACGATCTGCATCGTATGCTTCTCCGTCTACACTTGATTCAAACATTTCATGCATTACTTTTTGCTCAATGTCGCCTGGCTTCTTAGGTAAGAAGTCTGAAAGATTAAACAATCCGTTTGTATTTACTGCATTCATTTCAGTGTCACTCAATGGACGCTCACGGCGTGCCCAGTTACTTGTGCCGTAGTCTGCATAGCCGCCTTTTGATCCTTTGTTAAGACGGAAGTCAATACCAGCAGTGTAATCTGTCGGCAGTTCTTCCATATCTGGATCTAAAAGTGATTGTTTGATAATTTGGAAAATTTGTGGGCCAATAATAAATCGACGAATTGGATTCTCTGGTGTAGTATCTTCCTTTAATGGATCATCTACAACAAATCCTTGGAATACGTATGAACGCTTCTTCCAGTACTTACGACCCATGTCTTCTAGTGAAGGATCTTTAAACCAGCCACGTACTTCGTTAAGAATATTACATGTTTCGCCATACATTTCCATACACGGAATTTGTACTTGTACTGGACGTGAACTTGTATCACCTTTTACTCCACTAAATGGAAGTTTGATCATCAAACGTTCTGCCCAGAAAAAATCGTTAGATTCATTCCCGTCTGGCAAGAAACGCATTGTTGCGCTATTGCCTTCTGCCATATTCCAAAATGGGTAAATTGCGTTGTCGCCTCCGCCTGTGCGTTGACCGCCTGCGCCGGCTTCTTGTTCTTTGAGCTTTGCTCGAATTTCTGCTAA